CCACTGGTTACGCTGTAGTCAAGATGCTAAACGGTAATCTATACGTTCCTGATGCAGGTGGACTAAACGGTGGTTATTCAGACGCAGTATTAACAACCCTCTCCAAGATAGCTAAGACAAATAAGGTAAATACCATACTTGTTGAATCAAATATGGGTGGTGGTATGTTTGCTGAACTGTTAAAACCCTTCCTAATGAAATATCATCCCTGTGAAGTACAAGACGTACGCAATACAAAGACTAAAGAACTACGCATAATAGATACTCTTGAACCTGTAATGAACTCTCACAGGCTTATATTCGACCGCAAAGTGGTAGAAAAAGATTATAGATCTAACCCTAACGAAGCACCAGAGCGTAAACTTAAACTTCAACTCTTCTATCAAATGTCTCGCATAACAAAACATAGAGGCTCTCTAGTACACGATGACATCCTTGACGCTCTATCAGGTGCAGTTGCCTACTGGACTGAATATATGAACCAGGATGAAGACAGAAACATTAAATCCAGAAAGGATGAACTACTTAGAGTTCACTTAGATAACTGGGGGTCTTACCTTAACAACACCGTCACTCAAACTGCACTAGGAATGACACCCACTCAGATAAGTAATTCTAATGCCTCCACCGATGGATTTATAAGCAACACTTATTAGGTACTACTTGTAGATAAATAACCACCTTTTTTTATGAAAGGGGGGGGATTATAGGGGGGGGATAGCGACCATAGATTACATAAGTAATTAAAGACCTAAAATAAGTAGTTAATAGATAGTAAATAAGCAGATAATAAGCAATGAACAAGTAGAAAATAAGATGAAAATAAGCAGATGATAGTTGTTAATAGTTGATACATAAGACTATCCACCCACAGCAACCTTCAATAAAATATATTTATAGGTACTTATACAACCTATAGTCCTCTATAAGACACTTCTGGGCAGTCTTATAGAGGCTCTTATAGTCCCTTATAGTTAATCTTTAAGTTATCTTATAGTTAACTTATAGGTTCTACTAAAAAGTTTTTGACACAAAAATTTCAAGGGTTTACGCATATATACAAAACTAAAAATCCCCCCTTGTATGTAGACTTTTTGCTTGGATTCTTACTATAACTAAAGTCTTTTTATTGAAGTACTGTCTACATGACAGTTCTACAGGTTAGTCATAGATAGGGTTTTAGGAGTTTTGGACACAATAATGGACAATTTGGACACAAAAAATAGAACATAGGGGGTATATAGAGGGTCTATTGTTACAAAGTGTTAAGAATTTGTTATTTTATTTTATCGATGCCCACCACCTAGTAATACTGATAGTCAGTACTAGCTAACTAATAGTTACCTAATAGAAAGCCAGTACTAAGCCCCAGAACTTATTAACAAAATGGAAACAACAAAGGAGAAAAACCACGCATTAACTAATTGCGTTGGTCAACTTGAATCTATAAAAGAACTTTATAGAAACTATCAAGAAGCTGAGAGCAATGATGACTATGAAGCCCAGGACGCAATAAGAGAAGAAGCATTAAACGATGCTTTAAGTGTTGAGTTTAGAAGTGGGTGGAGTACTAACTCTGAAGATATGAAAGCTGAGGAGTTTAAGATTTTACTTTCATGGGGTGGTCCAGCTTGCCAGATCATCGGCAACTTAGACCAATACAACCAGCCAACAGATATTGAAATCCAATATCAAGATTGGGGAACACCTTGGAAGAATCTTGTATTAAATCCACATTATGCAGATTTAAACATCAACATTACAAACGACACAGAAGCCCTTGAATGGTTCTGTAATTGCTTTTATTTCGGCCAATAGTTTAGAAAATCCCTTAAAGGCTCTGCGGAGCTTTTAAAGGGTTCTCTCATAGATTGAACCTTAGTAGTTCTTTAGGACTACAATTTTGCCCAGTAACTAATTATTATCATGCTTACCAAGCAAGAAAAAAAAGAGTATAGGATCTTAGGAAAAATTATTCTTAATGGTTCTATTGATGAGGTTAATAAAATAACATCACGTTATTTAGAACTGAATCAAAAAAAATATAACCCTTTTCATGGGAGGGTTACAAAATGACTACTAACAAATTAGATAAAAGATACAGTATTAGTCTTGAATACTGTGGATATAAAGAACCACAGTATGTAGCTAGATACTGTGATGAATGGATAGGTTGTAAACCTACTAGGAGTGAAGCTTCAATAGTTGCTTTAGAGCATCGTATGGAGTTTTTAGAGGGGTTATTAAAATGACTACTACCAACCACCAGGAGGAGAGTCTAAAGGCTGCCAGACGTGCAGAGATCGAGAGACTATGGTTTGCAAATGAAGCCACAGAGGAGGAGCTTCAAGAGGTCTATAAGTCTTCAGATGCTAAGGAGGAAGACAAGCCTAATTAACTTTAGGCTTTTTCTTCTATCTTTTTTTTATTTATTTTTTTAGATGTTAGTTGCTTATTATCCGTAGCGAAACTTTAAATGAACCTATTAAGAATTTTTTTGAAATGAATTTTTAACAGGCTCTTTTGAGTCTTTTGTCCAGATTATTAATTTTATGAAACTAAGTAACAATCAAAGTATCCCTGTTGAATATCTAAAGGGTGCTTGTATCTTTTTATCCGAAGGGGATGAAGGGAGGTATATCAAAGAAGTGTGTGTAGACCTAGAGAAACATTCTATTATTCTTATTGATGATGAGGGTAATGGAATGTATTGGGAGTCTTTACAGCATGCAGAGATCCAATTCCAGGGAGGTAGATAGATGAGTGATTATCCGTACAGTCTTAATGCCATTGCTAGTCATTTAAGAGAATTATCTTTGGAGTTATCTAAGTTGTTAGATATTAGCCATGATGACGCATGGGAAATGTGCATACAAAAACTAGATGATAAGTTTTTAACAATGGATAAGGAGACTAATGATTCAATGTCCTAACTGCGGTAGCAGAGAGTCTATTGCACACCAGGCAAGGCAAAGACCTAATGCAAACTATGTGTGGCGTTCCAGGACTTGTAAAGTATGTAAAAAGTCTTTCTCAAGTCGTGAGTACTCATTGGAAGAACTTGCTAAGTTGATTGATAAGGACGATCAATCTGTAGTGGATTTACGCAATCAATGTGATGATCTATTAGCAGACCTTGCCGAACTTATAAAACAGTACAGAACAACAGATGCCAAAGGTAATTAACTTCAACAAGTATAAATACGAACGTAACAAGGTAATAGATGAGAAGATAGCTAATGCAGAACTGAGGATTTTTGAATTGGAATGTCTTATTGAAGCATGGAAACTGTCAAAGCATGAGTGAACAGGTAAAAATTGAACAGGAAATGCTTGATAAGGGCTATGCTTCACGTCAACGAAAAATCCAGAGGTGTATTGAAAAAGGAAGAGAATCAGAAACAGATTATGCAAGAAGCATGATCGCTGCTGGTCTTGCACCTTTATCAAAAGCAATACAGCAATTTATTGATAGGTCTTGGCGGGGTAAACCAGGACCGAAAGCTATTGCTGCTGTAAAACTTTCTCAGTTTCCTGATGTAGATATTGTTGCCTTCATTGCTTTTAAGGCAATCATTGATGGTGCATCACAGGGTAATACAGCTACACAGATAGCTATTCAAACAGGTCATTTGTTAGAAGATGAAATGCGCTTTAGTGTCTTTGAAGAAAGCGATAAGCGACATTTTACTGCTGTTAAAAAACATATAACTGATACAACTCACCCACGTTATAGACGCAATATGATGATAGGTCACATGAATAACAGAGGGTTTGTTTTTAAATCGTGGGCAAAGGAAGAGAAGCTACGCATAGGGATGAAACTATTGGATGTATTAATCAATACGTTGGGTATGGTTAAGGTTGTATCAAAAAGAATGGGAAGGACTACACAAAACTATGTGGAGTTTACTGAAAGTATTAATGAATGGATGAAAAGACAGAGGGTAAATAGGTTTGCAAGCTATCCAATCTATATGCCCTGTGTAGAACAACCTATTGAATGGTTAAGCACCACTGATGGTGGT